GTCTGGCCGCCCGCGGGCCCGCCGAAGCCGCCGCCCACGCTCCAGTCGGTGATGATGCCGGCGGACACCACGCAACTGCCCACCACCATCTCCCCGTAGCAGAGGGCCACCGGGTGGCCCTGGGCCAGCGTGTTCACCGGGCCGTTGAAGACGTAGGAGGGCTGGTGCTCCGGCTTCTCCAGCGGCCCCGTCGCCCGGGGCGGGCCGAAGAGGAGCTGCGCGGCGCCACCCACCATGAGGCTGCTGCCCAGGGCGATGAGCTGCCCGCCCGCCGTGCCGTAGTCGTAGACGGAGAGCACCGCGCCGCCAGCGATGAGGACTGCCCCCAGCACCACCTGCAGGACGCCAGCCTGCTTCGCGCCCGCCAGGGCCGGGAGGATGGTGATGCGCTTCCCGGTAGCGACGCCCAACTCCTGCGCGCCGACGTCCCGCTCGCCGACGAGGACGTGGTAGCCGGGCGCGCTGTTCTCCGCGAGGTAGCGGCCGAAGCCCTCGCAAACCGCGCACAGAGCACGCACGGCCTCCGCCGGCGAGGGCACGCCCAGCGCCAGCTTCCACTCGCGCCCGAAGCGCGCCCCCAGGGGACCGCCAAGCACCACCGTCGTCAGCATAGGCTGCGGTGCCGCACAACCTTCCGAGTCACCCGTGCCCAGAAGCCGCTGTACGTCTCCCTCTTGGACAGAGAGTTCTGGAGGTGGTGGAGGACGACGTCCGCCCCCAGGTAGACGCCCGCGTGGTTGGGCACCTGCGCGCGCAGCTGCATGAGGAGGACGTCGTGCTCGCGCAGCGCCTGGCCGGTGACGTCTGCGAAGCCCGCGCGCTCGTACTCCTCGAGGTAGAGGTTGCCGCCCTTCAGCCACCAGTCGTCGGGCCGCTCGAAGTCTGGGATCTCGATGCCCACCACCTCCGCGAAGTGGTCGCGGATGAGGGAGAAGCAGTCCAGGACGCCGTGGCTGAAGGGCCGGCCCACCAGGGGCGCGCGGTAGCCGCTGGGCACCAGCACCTGCCAGTGCCCCACCGGCACGTTGACGATGAGCCAGGGCAGCCCCCAGCGCTCGCACATCACGCGGTCCGCTTCACTCGGCTCCGGGGACGCGTTGGGGTGCGAGTGGACCACCGCCACCACTTCTCCCTCCGACTCGGCCCGCGCGAAGTCCTCTGGTGCCAGGTGGAAGTGGGCGTGCCCCTCGGCGAGGTTGCGGCAGGGCCGGTACACCAAATCGCCCGAGATGCGGACGACGAGTCCGCACGATTCGCGAGGAGACTCAGCCCTTGCTTGAGTCAGGGCAGCAGAGACAAGACGCAAAGGAACTTCGAATATGTGCGAGGTCGGCATCCAGCGGCACCTAGGCGCGCAAGAAGACCACATCGCGCCCGCCGCTCTTCATCCACCTCTATGAGGACATCATCCTAACCGAAACGACCGGCAAGACATTCTCCATACTCATGCCCAAGGAGCGCACAACGACGAATTAAAGCCGCTGCGGCCTTGTCAGAGTTTCCCCTGGTCTGACAAATTCACCCCATGCCACCTCTAGCCACCTGCACTGTCAAGAAGCTAAACGACCTAGATTCCGTGACCCTCGAACTCGAAGCCGGTCGCTCAACAATAATCATCGGAGCCAACGGCTCCGGCAAGACGAGACTTGGCGTGTACCTCGAGTCATCGACCAAACCCAGTTCCGTAGCCACGCATCGAATCGCCGCCCAGAAGTCCCTGGCTTTTATCGATACGATTCAAATCACGGACCTAAACACGGCAGAACACCGTCTACTTACCGGCAACACACACAAGACTTCGGAAAGTTATCACTCAAAGATCAACGCGCGCTGGGGGAACAACCCCGCCGTACATCCCCTAAGTGACTTTGAGGCTCTCCTGCAAACACTCTTCGCGGAGCAAGCCCGAGTTGCCGTCCAATATATTCAGACCATAAAAATCAACCCTGCCACGCCAGCCCCAACACCAAAACTCCACCAACTTCAACAAATCTGGGAATCACTACTCCCTCATCGCCGCTTCATAATACAAGAAACAACTCTACGTGTAACCCCCTCCTCCGCGTACACGGGGATGCGACCGAAGCAATCCGCCGCACCCACACCATCATCACAACAAAACGACACCTACTTCGCCTCCCAGATGAGCGATGGGGAGCGCGCCATATTCTACTACATCGGCCAATGCCTACTTGCTCGTCAGGACTCAATCATCATTATCGACGAACCAGAAAACCACATACACAAAGCAATCCTAGGGAGGCTCTGGGCGACCCTTGAAAGTACGCGTCCGGACTGCGCGTTCGTCTACATTACGCATGACCTAGACTTCGCCACCGAACAGCCTGCGCGCTCCAAATACTTCCTGCGATCGCATAATCCAGAAATCAATTCCCGCGACACAATCCAAGGCCATTGGGACATCGAGGAACTGCCCGACGAAACTTCTCTCCCACAACAGGTCGTCGCGGAAATCATTGGCAGCCGAAAGCCCATTCTTTTCGTTGAAGGGACAAAGGAAAGCTTAGACCTGACAATATACCGAAATTGCTATGCCGAATTCAGCATTATACCTGTCGGAGCGTGCGACAACGTAATCAACTCCGTTCGCACCTGTCGAAACAACCCAACACTACATAGGCAAGGACCTGCGCATGGAGTGGTCGATGCAGATGACCGCACCGAATCCGAGATCGAGCATTTGCGCAACCTTGGCGTCCACGTACTACCTGTTGCTGAATTGGAGAACATCCTCCTACTCCCAGATGTATTCACTGCCCTAGCCGAAGCGCTTCACTGTGGAAACATACCCGGTCGACTCACCACCCTAACAGAAGACATCATGACCTCGGCGTCGTCGGACATTGAATCCACTTGCGCACTACACACCATTCGCCGGATCGATCGCAAACTAAAGCGCGTGACCATAAGCGCCAAGAACCTCACAACACTGCAGTCAAGCTTCGCTTCAGAACTGTCAGATATTAAGCCGGCAGAACTCTTTACGGACTTCAGAACTCGAATCGACAAACACATTCAAGACCGGGATCTCCAAGGAGTCCTGGCGCTCTATAGCAACAAGGGGCTCCTAGCCAGGGCCGCCACCAAGCTCGGGCTCCGGGACCGGAAAGAGCTTCTAGATAAGATCGCTAGACTTCTGGGAGGCACTAAGAATTCAACCTTCGCAAGCGTGCTCGCTAAGACCCTCCCCGGAATCCACACTGATGGCACAGGAAACTCCAAGTGGGACTCAGAAGTTTAGGCTTTAACCCGCTCGAGCCACCCAAAAGCAAGCCAATGGAGAGCGCCCCCCTTCTCGGATCACAGGGCCCACATTTTCGTTCACCTCAACAACCCTATACCTGGGAATCCGCCATACGGCAGAACCGCAATCGCACCGAACCGAGCCTTGCAGCTCGCGAGGCGCTTCCCGCACCTGTCCTGGGCCGGGTCCGACGTCGGCGTGTCGTCCGCCTTCGCCACGGGTGGGCCCGCGTAGCCGCACCCTTCGCCCCGGTACTGCCACCCGCACATCTGGGTGATGACGCGGAGGGGAATCCGGACGCCCTCGAGGTCGCACCGCGCCGCGAGGGTGAACTCGATGAGGTGCTTGTTCTCGGTCGTCTTCGCGTCCACAACGAACTCGTCATCGGGGAAGCCCTCGGACGGGCTCGCGGTGGGGTTGACGCCGCCAGGGAAGTTCACTGCGTCCAGGTAGCGCGCGAAGGTGCGCTTGCGGATGACGCGCGCGCCGAGCAGGTCGTTGGTGTCGCGCGCCAGGGCCCCCAGGGTGCCGTGCAGGTTGGCCATGGTGAGAGTGGGCCTGGGCAGGCGCCCGGTGCCCGACTTCTCGAAGCCGCGGGCCTGCACGGGCCAGGGCTGGTACGAGGCGCCCTGCCACACCACGGGCCCACCCAGGCCATTGGTGCCCGCGTGGAAGTGGCTGATGCCGCCTCCAAGGATGCCGCTCGCGTCCAGGATGAAGAGCTCCACCAGGGCGCCAAGCGCCAGCTTCTGGATGTCCTCGGCGATGCTCACCGGGTACTCCTGGGGTTCGGACTCGAGGGCGGGGCGTCAACGAGCAGGAGCGCTTCCACAACAGGGGCATGGTGGTGCATGCCCCCTCTCTTCGACCTGGACGGGGACGGCGTCCGCTCACCCCGCCTGGGAGAGCTGCGCGCTCCCAGCAGGGCGAGAAGCAGCCATCGCCGCGTCGGCAGATCGACGGGTGTTCGCCTCGATGGCCACGCTGCACAGCGCCGACTGCGCCTGGAGTTGGAGCGCGAAGGCGCGGCTTCTCGCCATGGCCACGCCGATGATGGCCAAGAGAACCCCGCTAACGACGGCCAGCGTGGGCCCCGCATTTTGCCCGCCGACGGCGTATCCAACAAGAGCCCCTATAGCGAAGCCAGCGAGGCCGCCTCGGACGACAATTCCCTTCGCCTGAGCGTAGAGCGCCTCTGCATGCGCCTGGATGACGTTCGGGTCGTACTGGACAGCCATGGACTTCCCCCAAAGGTTGAGCACTGCTCTCGCAGGCCGGCGCGGACCCTCTCATGAGGAGCGCCAGGTAAGAGAGGCAACCAGCACCCACCCGGGGCCTAGAATACCACCTGAGAGGTATTCCACGCGGGCTGCCCCTACCCCGCCACCTCATGGAACTCCGCGCTGACGTCGTGTGCGTTGAAGCCCTTGATGCTGGTGGACCAGCTCTCGCAGACGACGCGGAGCACGCGCTCTCCCGTGCCGGAGAAGGTGAGCACCGCGCCCGCCGCTGGGGCAGCGGCGAAGGTGACAAGCCCCGAGGACGAGAGCACGTAGCCCGTCCCCGCGACGAGCGGCACTCCGTCGCGAAAGAGGACGGGAGGCGCGCCCCACCCCGTCGCCGGCACGAGTTCCACGGGGTCCACGGAGGCGAGCGGTCGCTCGAGCAGGAACTGAGTGCGCGCTCCGTCCCCGATGCCGAAGCGGAACGCTGTGACAGCCCACGCACTCGTGGGCGCGACGAACTCGAAGGGCAGCGCGCCGCGGTGGGCAACGAGGAACGCCTCGATGGCGTCCGCCTCCACCTTCCTCCGCGTGTTGAACTGGAGCACCCAGCGCTGGAGGCTGGCACGAAGGCCGTCCTCCGCGCGCTGGGCGTACCCGTCACCGAACTGGGCCTTCAGGATGCGGGGCTGTGCCTGCTGCTGTACGCCGTAGTCCGGCACGAAGGGGAAGTGCTCCATCCCCCCATCTTCGGACGGATTGCTGACGCAATCCGACGAGAGCGCTCACGTGACAGGGCTTAGTTCCATGGCCTCCGACAAGAACTTGAGGTAGCCCTGGAGAGCTGACTCAGAAGCCGCTTCCGAGGGAACCGTCTTCTTGCAATCCCAACAGAGCGGAAAGCCAGGAAGACACTCCCCCTCTCTGTTTTTGCCTAGGGAAACCACCACAAAAGTAGTGCACTCTCCCTCACGTTTCCTCAACAACTCCAGGTTGGAAAGTCCGCAGAGGAAACAACATGCGCACGGGTCCATTCTCCGTCGGTCCGTTAGCGCTAGCTTCTCTCGTTCAGAAAATGGCTGATCCATTGGAATCCTTCCCCCCCCAGAGCAGAATTACCCGCACGTCCATGCGGGATCAAGGGGGACCCACCCAATTGCGCCGTTAACACAGGCATTTCATGTGTCAGAGAACGTCCGTCCCGCGAGCCCCGATTCGATAGAATATGTTTCATTCACCCCGAGCACGCTGAGCGCAGTTGCTGTAGCCAGGTCGTGCGCCATCTTCGCCCTGACGTAGTGTGTCCTCGCCGCCGGACTGCCATCCATCCCTGCTATCGCCCGCTGCAACTCTCTCTCCGCCGCCTCAAGGCGCTGCGCGAGCGCCACCCGCCTGCTCCAGTCGTCCATGAACTGGCGGGTGAGCACAAGACGTGCCGGCCTCACGGGTTCGCAGGCCGGCATGGGCACTGACACTGCGAGGCCGTGCCCTACAAGTCGTAGCAGAACCACGCATACCGCAGGCACCGACAGCTCGAAATCGTGCCGGCGGCGGTGCAGCACTTGGGCCACGGCTCCCCAGGCTCGCAGTATCCCTCCGAGTAGTCGCTGCACGAGTAGAGTTCGTCACAAGTCGGAGGGGGCGGGCACGCGATGGTGGTGCCATCGCACGTCACTCCCACTCCATTCGTCGCGGTGCAGTTGACCGTCGTCGCCGGACAGCTCACGGCCCCCGTTGCGCAGGTGGCGGTACACGTCGACAACGTCTCCGACGAGTAGAGCAGTGCCTCGCCCTCGTCGACCACTTCAGCGGCCGCTCCACCGCACCCGGCGATGAGAGCGACGGTGCAGGCCAACAGCCACAGCTTCAAGCTCTTCATGGTGAGTCCCCTGTCGAGAGGGTGTGCGAGCGTGAGGACGACCGGGCCACCGCCAGCTTCTCGCAATCCACGTGAGAGCGGCAACCTCGGACACCACCGCGCGCGCACTCGCCTTCGGACGGCGTCCTCGGCCCCACGGACGCTGTGCCCAGGCCCCGTGCAGGCCACACCACAAGACGCCCACGACGCCCCCTCCCGTCGTGAGGCGCCGCCGCCTCCCCGGGGTGCACGGCTCCGGGGAGGGGGTGCCTTTCCCCGAGGTCCGCATGTCCTGCCCGTCCCAACAGCTCGTCATCGGCGACGTCGTCGTCCAGCAGGACGACCACGGCCGCTACAGCCTCAACGACCTGCACCGGGCGGCTGGTGGTGAGCCGCGCCCCCAGCCCTCAGCTTGCGGACGTGAGTATGGCGGCTCGGAGCCGTGAAGGCTGGCCCCGAGAATCACCTGGCCGTGTCATCCTCACCGACAGACGTACCACTCCTCCTCGACATACGCGGTTGCAGTTCCCCACACAGACGCCGACGACTCTCCGCAGCGACACGTCCAGGCACCGACTCGCCGACGCATGTCCGGGCCGTCGTAGAACGTCCACGTGTAGGCCTGACCTTGGCACGCAGGACGGAGCGCGCCTTCATGCGTTGCAAGGGCGGCTTGGTCCTCCAACTCTTCCGCCATGCCTCCACAGCCAGCCGAGAGCAGGCCAAACACCAGCAACATCCCACGCATCTTCACTCGCATGCAGTAGTCCCCCGGTATGCCTCGTCGAAATGACAGGCACAGCTAGCGTAGGCGGCTCCGCCACTGCAATAGCAGCCACCGGAGAGTCCCTCTGTTCTTGGCCTGACACGGGGGCTGCTCACCTGCCCCATCCTCTGTCGTGCACACTCGAAGGTTCCCACCCGGCACGGACGCGGTCCCTGGCTACGTTGAGAATGAGCTCTCGGCACCGCACATGCCGTCCACTTCAAAACGCCGCTGGCCGTGGCCTCGCGGCGCCGCTTTCCTCCGGCGTGTGCGGACGCCGGAGGGAAGTGCCTTTACAGGAGGTCCCATGTCCCGCAGACGCGTGAACGAACTTTCCGGCGGATACATCTACGTCGTCCACTTCAGCAACGGGACCATCAAGGCTGGCCGCACCATCACCCCTGAACGGCGGCTGGCGACGCACGCCCATACCGCCCATTCGATGGGGCACACGGTCTCCGCAAACTGGGTGTCGCCAGCGCACATCAACTTCATGGCGAACGAAACCATCCTTCTCAATCAGCTTCGTGCCATCGCACGCGAGAGCCTCGCCGCCGAGTTCTTCACCGGAATCGAATTCACCGAGGCCGTTCGCATCGCCTCATCCCTCACGTTCACACCGGATACCCAGGAGCGTGCCGCCCAGCGGAGAGCTCTCGACAAGCTGGCGTTCAGTGGATTGCTGCGTGCGCTCGGCAGTTCGACGATGGTGGCCGGCTGGGAAGCGTTTTGCGACCGCGAGGAGAAGCGAATTGCCCCCGAGTCCGGCCAGAACGACACCACAGGGGAGCCTGCGGACCCAAGCGACTCCGTCCCGGTCGAGATGACCATGAACATCTCGCTCCGCTTCAAGGTGCTCCCAGCCGACCAAGTGGCCAGCTTCGTTGAGGCCGGAATCGTCGTCGTCGAAGAGAAAGCTCATGCGCCCATGCGGTTCAACGTCCGACTCGCGGCGAACGAAGCCGGCCCCTCCTTCTCCGGAACGACTCGGGAGGGTGCGGTCTCGGCAGCATGGGCCTACGGTGTCCACCACACCGCCGACACCGAGGCGCTCGCGGTAGCGGAGGGCATGCTCGACCTCGCAGAGGAGCTCGCCGGGAAGCCAGGCGCCGATGTGGCGAGCATCTACCGGACCACGGTGAAGACCATCACCTTCGTCGACATGGACCTCCCGCCCGTGACCCCCGACAGGTGGCCGCTCCTCGCCATAGAGGATTCCAGGGTATCCGTTTCGGACCCTTCGCGCTGACCTCCCACCGGAGTACGCCCCACCCCTCATGTCCGGGACACCAGAGGTCCCGGTCACGAAGTCCGCCCTCCTCCGGCTCGCGGCCGACCTGGCCGAGGCGAACGAGCGCCAGGCCGCGCAGCTCGTCGAGCAGCAGCACCAGCTCGAGACCCAGGCGCCTGCGGTGAAGCTGGCCGACGACTTCCTCTCCACCACCCAGTTGATGAGCCTCATGGACACGGCCCGGCACCTGCGGCTGCCGATTCGCGACTTCTTCCGGTGGCTAGAGCGGGACGGCGTGTGCTTCAAGCGGGACGAGGAGAGCCCCTGGGTGCCCTACGCGTCCTTCATCCGGGACGGCCGTCTCGTGTACCAGGTGCGCGTGCTGCGCCGGCCGAAGCCCGGGAAGGACGAGCCGCACACCCGTCCCCAGACGCTGGTGACGCCTGCCGGGGTGGCCTGGTTCGCGAAGAAGTACGGGCACCTGGCGGGACCTCCCCGTCCCGAGCAGGTGCCTCTACTGCCGGCAGACGCTGGGCTGGCCTGACGAGCAGCACTAGGCACGTGGTATGCAGCCGCCCAGCCCCATGAACCAGCACTCCGTGCCGTCGCCCCGCGCGCCCTGCTCCCGCATCGCCCTGCTCTACCCTCTCGTCCTGCTATCACTCACGGGCTGCGGCGCAGACAACGCCCCCTTCGGAGCACTGGGCTCGATTGATGGGTGGTACGACGGTGAATGGCGCCATTTCAGCGATGTCCAGAAGGGCGGCGTCACCTCACCGGCAGAGCACACCCCTTCGACGATTAGCAGCATCCATGTCTGCGGAACCGACGATGACGGCACGCCCAATGAGCGAACCGACGACTCGCTGCTCTGCTTCATCCTGTACGTCGACACGGCGTTTCTGGGAACAGGCCCCACTACCCTTGTGATTGATGGCCTAGCCGACGTGAGAGCCGGTTGGATCCAGTACGGGTCCACCTTCACGCCTCGCCCAGGACACAGTCCAGCCGTGCGAGCAGCATGGGCCACTACTCACTGCTATGGCGGCTCCTTCCACTCCAGCGACGTGCGCCTCGAGGTAACAGGGACAGTGGAGCTGCGGGTGAACGATGCCACCCGAGTCGCTGGTCACCTCGCGATGGAGACCGAGGGAGAAACCGCAGGGCGGTGCCCAGCCAGGAAGGCGCGAGCGGACGTTGAGTTCGACTTCGAGCCTGGACCTGCACCGTAGCCGTCCTTCCCGACGGATGACTGGCCTGCAGCGGACGCTCCCTGCCCAGTCAAGTCGCCCTTCTCGCCAACGCCCTCGCGGCGACATACACCTCCTGCATTCCTGAGCCCCAGGAGGCACCTGCGCTTCGGGTTTCCTCCATCCGCTGAACAAGACTTCGTAGCGCGCCACCATTGCAGCCAGGCTCACGACTCAGCTGCGCAAGCTCCTCAGCCAATCGGAGATGACACGCGACCTCGATGTCCCCTGGGCTCGACGCGGCGAGACTGCGGAGGTAGCTGACGAGCTTCTCGATGTAGGCAGCGTCTGGCCATGTCACGAGCACATCCTCGATTCTAAGGTGCCCGCTCGATATGTCGGTTGAGGCGCGTGCTTCACTCGTCCACCAGGGGCGAGCGCAGCCGCGCGTTCCACGCGCTCACCTCGTTCCACTTCTTCTTCTGCCGTCGCCGCGGCTTCTTCGCAGGGGTGAGCGCTGCGTTCTCCTCCCGCGTGAGCGGAAGTGCAGGCTCCGTCTCTCCCAGGGCTGCCCCCGGCACGAGCTCCACCGGAGCAGGGGGCATGGCAGGAGGAGTACCGAACCCTACCCGGAACAACCCCAGCACCCACTCCCTCAAGCGCAGCACGGCCAGCATGGATGCGTCTCCCGGGCCGATGGTGGCCGTCACGGGTTGACCAAGAACGACAGCGTGCCGGAAGCTTGGCCGAGTCTCACCTTCTGGGGCAACACGAACGACGAGGCTGACCGATGGGGATTGAATGGGGAATCAGTGCCGCAATCATCGGCTGGCTGTTCTGGCGCATGCTGAAGGCGCGCAGTGATGAGCGGTCTCTCGCCCTTCGTCGAGTCGAGCACACAAGGCGGCACGATGTCTTCGTGGACACTTGGCTGTTCGACTTCGTCGAGATGGCAGTGCTCTACAGCTTTCATGTCACCGATGGACCAACCAAATCCGCTCCCAGTCTCCACCAACTCCGGCGAAGTGGCGTCGGGAAATGGGAAACACGCATCTCACCAGATTGCGCCACGTACACGATTGCCGAGATCGAGAAGGAGTTGTCGTCGCTATCGAATGAACCGACACGAAATGCTATGTCGATCCTTGATGCGGAAGCGAAGCGGGACGGGTTCCGCCGAGCCCAACAGGAGTGGCGAATCCTAGAGGAACCGCTCGCTGCGCAACTTGAGTCGCAGTTCCACCTCTTTTCCTCGGGATACGCGCCAGTCGAGCCCGCTGTATCACTTCAAGAATTGTGGCGGAAGCTCACGCGGCAGCAAAACGAGAAGGCTGCACGACATGCGGCGCGCACCTACGGGTGAGCGCCTTCGCACATCCTGGAGTCCCCTGCTCTACCTCCTCCGCGCCGTGAAGTTGTAGATGGAGCCACCGGGCTGCATCTCCTCGAGGAGGGCCTTGCGGATGGCCACGCTCAGCCCGCGGGCCATGCGCTCGGCGTCGGCCCGCCCGCCGGAGGACTGCACCTCCGACGTCACCGAGCCGTCCTGGCCGAAGTGGTTGACCACGGAGACGGAGACCTGGCCCCCGCCCTCCCCCGCCGGCGGGAGGATGTCCGCCTTGCTGGGCACGTACAGCTTCGGCACCTGGGGCACCTCGGCGCCGAAGTCCAGCTTGCCGACCC